CAAAGTCTTGGCTGGACTAAAGCACTACAATTAGATGGTCAAGATGCAGCAGCTACTAGCGCTAACTATTGGAACGACACAGCTCCAACATCTACTGTTTTTACGTCAGGTGCAAATAACGTAAATAATACTTTTTTGGCCTATTGCATATCATCAATTCCTGGGTATTCCACCGTTGGTTCATATGTAGGAAATGGTTCAGGAGACGGTGTTTTTGTAAATACAAATTTTCGTCCTGCATTTATATTGCTAAGAGCATCTAGTATTTCTGGCGAAGATTGGGTTATCTTGGATACAGCACGCGCAACGTTTAATGTAAGTAATTTTCTTATCAAGGCTAATACAAATCAGCAAGAATTTACCAACAGTGCATACAATACTGACATTCTTTCAAATGGATTTAAGCTAAGAAATAGCAATGCCAGGTTCAACTCAAACGGTGTTACTTATGTATATTATGCCGTAGCCGAACATCCCTTTAAAACTGCACGCGCTCGCTAACTAATTAACTATGCTTATTTTAAATGAAAAGCCCCTGTCGTATGACCAGGCATTTACACATAATGATATCCAATATCCAGCGAATTGGCTGAGGTTGACTTCACTGGACGAAAAGAAAGCTATTGGTATTAGTGAAGTTGCTGATCCAGACACATATGACGAACGTTTCTACTGGAATACAACAACACCTAAAGATCTTAACGAATTAAAAACACAGTGGTCTGATACTCAAAGTGACATTGCAGCTTCACTCCTAACTTCTAGTGACTGGCGTGTTATTAAAGCTAAAGAGACTGGAACTAACATCCCATCTGCTTGGAAAACTTACCGAGCTTCTATAAGGACTTCCTGTAATACACGTCAGACAGAGATTAGCAATGCCGCTGATGTACCTGCTCTAAAAGAACTTCTATTTGGTCAACCTACCGTCAAAGATTCTGATGGTAACGACGTAACTAACCCTGCCATTGCTACGGCATGGCCTACACCTATTTAATTATGCTAACCCTTATCCGTCCAATTCTATTCTCATTTATCCACTCTCCAAATGTCAAACGATTAATTGTTGACCTACTACGTAAGTTGGCTTCTACAACAGACAACACAGTAGATGATCAAGCTGTCGATTTTATCGAACGCGGTTTGTTTGGAGATGAGTAATGGAGTGGGTTAATCCCCCACAACTACCCTCTTTAAGCCTTCCTGAGGCTCCTTTTCTACCCATACCAATACTTGAGGTGCCAAGAGCTGATGTGCCGTCTTATAAGCCATTAGTGGTACCTCCAAATACATTAAGACCACCTCCAGGTATTGAGGGTACCGACCCTGATGATTCTTCAGAAGCTGAAGCTACTAAAACTAAATCACCTAAACACACACCACAAATAACTCCACCGGAAGCTCAGATCGTACAGGTTCCATTTACGGACATTGAAGTTCCAATGCCAACTACTACGATCATGACAACTGCAGCGACTACAGCATTCATCTCTGTAGGTGCTACCCTTGCTGCGACATCACTATTCAAATATTTAGTGATGATTATGAAACCCATAATTAAGCAAGTATGGAACAAAATAACAAAAAAGAAGAACCCACCGAAAACTCTAGAAACTTCTTAGCCAAAGTAAAAGAAAATACAGAAGATGAATTACAAATCCTTGGAACTTTCGTCCGCTTAGGTGTTGTTATTTGGAGTGGTTTTATTATCACTCTTAACTATGTTGAACTACCAATGATCAAAAAAGGTCAGAGTGGTGGTGATATAACATTTGTTGCTTCTGTTTTTACTGGTGCACTTGCTACTTTTGGTTTAACTACATCCAATAGTAAATCTAATAACAAATCTCCTGATCCTAAAAAGAAAGAAGAATGAAACGATTACTACTTTTATTGTTTTTAGCTAGTCCAGTATCAGCACAAGTTACACCTAACTTTACTCAGGGCTCAATGCAATCGACTACTACCACCACGATTGATATTGAAAGAACAATTGAAACCGAAACCCTTGGTGGTGCTTATTCATCATGGTCTGGAACAAACGTTACACCAAGTGGAGATATTACAAATTCATCCACAACCTTTTCAGTACATACTGCAGGCGATCCATTTCAACTAGAAGTCGTAACCCGAGCAGCGGGAGTAATTTCTACAACCGAGATCGAAGAAACTATCGATCAGCAGTCTACTACTACATCCTTATCAATCTTTTCACAGTAAACCCAGCGTTTGCTAATAACGAAGATCCAAAGGTTCAAAATACATCTAACCCGGTTGCCGCTGCAACGGGCAATGTGACTAACCAAGCTGTGCAATTCCAGAACAATGGAGCACCGTCTCGGCAATACTTTGCAGCAAACAGTAGTTGTAATGGAACAACCATGCAATTTTCGCCCTTTTATATGGGCAACGATACTATTCCACACGATCACACTGGGTATGTACGAAGCAATAACTTCGGCGTACAGTTAAATTTTTCTGTTCCACTAGATGGTGGCATGATCGAAACCTGTAAAGCTATCGCCAGAAAACACGAACAAAAGATGCGTCTTGATTACGAACTTGTTCGTGCACTTAAATGTACAGAAATTATGAAATCTGGGTTTACTTTTAGACCTGGCAGTCGTGTTGAAATGCTTTGCCACGACATCGTACCTATCGTTTCACTTGAATAATGGAAGCACTTGTTAGTGTAGCAATAGCAATAGTCGCTGGAGGTGCTGCACTTAATAACAGATTACACAACAGAATAAATAATGTACATGATCGCATTAGTGGTCTTGACAGACGTATCGACGCTATTGAACTTAGCGTGGCTCAGGACTATGTATCTAAAGCTGACCTATCAACAATGGTTCAACGTATGGAAGATCATATGGTGCGTATTGAAAACAAACTAGATCAAATTGTTCTTAGAAATTAAAAAATGACTTACAAAATTGTTGATCTTCGTACCAAAAAAATAATTGGGACGTTTGAAACTGCTGAACAAGCAGTACGTGCAGAATCACACCTTGTACATGAACCAGGTGAAACATGGTATGCAATTGAAGCACCCGTAGTAAAAAAAACTAAAGCCAAGAAAACTGATGTCAAAAAAGAAAGCGAGTGAAGAACAGTTTAATGAGCTACACAATCTAGTTACTAATGAGTTTCTAAACCGTGTTAAATCCGGTGAGGCAACTACACAAGATCTTAAGGCAGCTTGTGATTGGCTAGCAAAGAATGACATTAGTGGAGTTGCCTTTGATGGAAACTCACTTGATAAATTGGCTAACATTATGCCAACTGTTGACCCAGAATTAGTCCAACGGAGGTTATATGGCTCGCACATCTAATTATAGTGGTCCTAAATTTGCTAACGGTAACTATAAATCATACCAAAGAGAATATGATGGACAAAGGTTACAAATTAAAAAAAGGGCTGCTTTAAATAGAGAAAACCGACGCCGTGGTACTTACGGTAATGGAGATGGTAGAGATGTATCCCATAAACGGGATGGATCTACTACTCTTGAAATTGCCTCTAAAAATCGCGCACGTGTCGGTAAACAACGTAAAGCATGACCCCATTACTTCCAACTCCTGATCACTACCTATACAACTTAATAACCATGACATCCTCTGAAGCTAAGCGCCTTTGGAGGCGCAGTATTAAATTACACTTTGGCTGCACATGTGTTTATTGTGGAGAAACTTATGAATTACACGAACTTACTCTGGACCATGTACATCCTCGTTCTCTTGGGGGCGAAGACGTTAATACGAATGTCGTCCCCGCATGTACCAGATGCAATCAGGATAAAGGAAGTAACCATTGGCAATCATGGATGAGAGCCAAATTTGGAGTTAATAAACTCCGTGAACACTTAATTATGGAGTATATTAATTAACTATGCCATTACAAGAAGAATTTCCTGGTATTACAGGTCTTGTTAATCTAGGTAGTAATTTTGTTGAAAATACCAATAGAGTTTTAGAAGGTGCTGGTCAAATCCAATCAGGCAAAGATTCTACTCAAGTAAATGAAGAAGCACGGCCTATTGGTAGTGAAGCTATTTTAAATGGCAAACCTGTTTTTTGGGCTGGTCAAAACTACGGTTATCAAACTAAAGAATCTTATGATAAGCTGATGGATGAAGGTCAGTTTAGAATGGGAGAGATTACAGCTCAACGAATTGGTAATTCAATTAGTCAAGCTATTCCTCAAGAAGCAAAAGATTTTGCTACTGAAAAAATAACAGATGCTGCAACAGCTGCTGAAGATTTTTATAACCAACAAGATTATGATACTCAACAAAACATAAAAACTGGTTTAAGGTTTGCTTATGGTGCAGTAACTACAATTGATAAAGGTTTAAAATTTATCAGTGAAAAAACTAATACTAGTAGATTTATTACAGATGAACTTGTAACAGCTGCTGCTACTGGTGGTGCTTCTGTAGCATTAAAACGAGCAGCACCAATTGTAAAACAAGCTGGTAAAACTGCTGTTAATGTTATTGATACAGCTATTGATGATATTTTAACACCACCAGGTGGTGGGTTACAGCTTGCTACAGCAGGATCAGCACCAATGGGTTTAGCACCATCTGCATCTAATGGTTCTATTTCTTTGAAGAGACCACAGGTGATGAAAGCTGTTACTTCTACAAATCAAAGGGTAAACACAGCTGTTGGTGTTAAACCTGGTGATTCAATGTATGATGCATCTGGAATGCAAGGAAAACAATTACTTAGACGTGATAAAAATATTGATGATTATCGTAAAACAATTTCACTTAAAAATAATGAAATAGATGCACTTAGAGAATTAAAAGGTGATCCTAAAAATTTACAAGAATTTGTTAATAACTCTTCCCCTGAATTACAAAAATATTGGGAAACAGAAAAAGGTAACGTTAACAAAATTATTGATCGTTTAACTGATAATAAAAAGAACGCTCAAGAAGGTTTAAGTAGAGCAGAATCTAATGTACTACCATTTGTTTCGACTAAAGAAGCTGAACGTATTCAAGATTTTAAAAATGTAAATTATTTTAGAAGCACTATTGGTTTGTCTGAAAAAAAAGCTGAACAAACTGCTAGGAAAATTAAAGGGTATCTTGAACAACATCATTTGTTTCCTAAAGGTATGAGTGCAGCTTTTTTTGGTAAAATGGATGAATTAATTTCAAAAGGTGTAGCTACAAAAGATGACCTTATTCTTATGGCTGAATTTGCTTCAGTTAAAGGTAGACGTGCTGGAGATATTAAAGCTAACTTACTTAATATGAAACAAACACCCCATAACCGTATGCATACCGAATTAAGATCTATGGGTGCTGAACTTAGTAAATCTGATTATCAACGTCTTTTAAAAGATGTGGACAACGTTGATGATTTGCTAGATAGATGGGCTGACCTTTTTGAACCAGGTATTGAAGGTGACGCAGTTTATAATGCAGCTGTTGCTGAACTTTGGGAACCAATGGATGATTTAATTGGAAGTGTTAGTCCTAAATATACGGGTGAAGCTAAATCTAATCCAGCCCTTTTTAACTAAACCCTCCTGTAAGCCCCTCTAACCACCCTTCCACCTACTCTACGCTAGATTGTACCTATGACCCACCCAATCTTTGTTACAGGCCCACAGAGAGCAGGCTCACGGCTTGCTAGCCACATCATAGCCAGACAAACTGGTAGAAAGTTTATTGATGAGCTTAAGTATAACCCTGACATACCTATAAACAGTGTTATACAAGCTCCTTTTATACTTAAAGCTATTTTAGAAGTATCTTATATGTTTCCTACTGCTCAATTTGCTTTTATGTATCGTAATGTCGATGATATTGTAAAAAGTATGGAACGTATAGAATGGTACAAAGATTACATAGGTGATTCTAATTTTTACCGTAATTATGTTGGACATAGCTACAGATATATTGATTTTTTAAAAAAAGAATTAGATAATAATCGTTGGTTTGACATACGTTATGAATCTTTAAGTTATGATCCTATGTTTGTAACTGACAGACAAAATTTTACAGTTAAACAACATTTACCTAATAAACCCTTTGGACCTAAAACTTGGAGAAACGATGAATACATTAGATCTATTAAAGAGTGATTTTAAACTTTTTCTTCAAGCATTATGGAATGAACTCGACCTACCAAATCCTACACGTGCCCAATATGCAATTGCTGATTACCTTCAACACGGTCCAAAGCGTTTACAGATCCAAGCATTTCGGGGAGTTGGTAAGAGCTGGATTACTGGTGCTTTTGTTCTTTGGACTCTCTTTAATAACTCCGAAAAAAAGATAATGATTATTTCTGCATCTAAAGAACGTGCAGATAATATGTCGATCTTCTTACAAAAATTAATTATAGAAACTTCATGGTTAAAACATTTACAGCCCAGATCAGACGACTCAAGATGGTCACGAATCAGTTTCGATGTAAACTGTTCCCCCCACCAAGCACCTTCCGTCAAGTCTGTAGGGATTACTGGCCAACTGACAGGTTCTCGCGCTGACTTAATGATTCTTGACGACATTGAGGTTCCCGGCAACTCAATGACAGAATTTATGAGGGAGAAACTTCTACAACTTTGTACTGAAGCTGAATCTATTCTCACTCCTAAATCAGATAGCCGTATTATGTTTCTCGGAACACCACAGACTACATTTACTGTATATCGTAAACTAGCAGAACGTTCTTACAAACCATTTGTTTGGCCTGCTAGATATCCTCGTAAAGTTAGTCAATACGAAGGTCTCCTAGCACCACAACTTGTCGAAGACATTGATAAAGGTGCTAAGAAATGGGAAATAACAGATGATAGATTTGATAATGATGATTTAATTGAACGTGAAGCATCAATGGGTCGTAGCAACTTTATGTTGCAATTTATGTTAGACACAAGTTTATCTGATGCAGAAAAATTCCCTCTTAAATGTGCTGATCTTATTGTTACTAGCGTTAACCCAACTACTGCACCTGAATCCGTTGTATGGTGCTCCGATCCCCAAAACGTCATCAAAGACCTTCCAACGGTTGGTTTACCTGGAGATTATTTCTACTCTCCAATGCAGCTCCAAGGAGAATGGGATGTTTACCAAGAAACAATATGCTCAGTTGATCCATCGGGCCGTGGAACGGATGAAACAGCAGCAGCTTTTATCTCCCAACGGAACGGTTTCTTGTACTTGCACGAAATGCGTGCTTACAGAGATGGATACTCAGACCAAACATTACTTGATATTTTAAAAGGTTGTAAAAAGTATGGCGTATCTAAGTTACTTATTGAAACTAATTTTGGTGACGGGATTGTTAGCGAGTTGTTCCGCAAACATCTTCAACAAACAAAACAAGGAATTGATATTGAAGAAGTCAGAGCAAATGTTAGAAAAGAAGATCGAATCATTGATTCCATCGAACCCATCCTCAATCAACATCGACTCATTATTAACCGTTCCGTAATTGAAAAAGACTTTAAGTCTAATCCAGATGCTGCACCAGAAGAACGACTACTCTATATGTTATTCTATCAAATGTCTAGGATGTGTCGTGAAAAAGGTGCAATTAGACATGATGATAGATTAGACGCTCTCTCTCAAGGTATTAAATACTTTACAGATGCTATGGGTATATCTGCCTTAGAAGCTATTAAAGATCGTAAACGTACAGAGTGGAATGCTATGTTAGAAGAGCTTATTGATGACCCACAAGCATCTGCTAATCATTTAGTATTGGGTATGAATTTAACACAAAGACAACAAGCTAAAGGTAACTCTAGAAACTCAATCCCTACCTGGGTTTAGCTTAACCCCACATCTATAGGCAGAAGGGAAGGGTGGACCCGACTGCTCAAAAGGAGGAATTCGAGACAAGCTCTCATTCCTCCTCTAATATTACTGAATCTTGGAGTATTTATTATACTTCCTAATACCACTCTTTATTAATCCCATCACAACTTATACTACTGTATGCATAACGTAGAACTCGTTCACGTAACACCCGATGCTGAATCATTAATAGCTTATATGGCTAGAGTATCTAACCCATCTAATCAAAATAATGATAATTATACAGGTCTTATTAAATATCTAATTAAACATAAGCATTGGTCTCCCTTTGAAATGGTTAATATGTGTGTACAGATTGACACAACCCGAAGTGTTGCTAGTCAAATCCTTCGTCACCGCTCCTTCTCCTTTCAAGAATTCTCCCAACGTTACGCTCAAGTCGTTAATACTCCACAACTGCCTAACCTGCGTAGACAAGATACTAAAAATAGACAGAATAGTATTGATGATCTAGATCCATTCCTTACACAACAGTTTGAAATGCGTACTCAAAATCTATATAAGCAATCCCTAGACTTATATACTGATATGTTAGATCATGGTGTCGCTAAAGAGTGTGCAAGAGACATCCTTCCCCTATCAACACCCACTAAACTCTATATGAACGGTACCCTGCGCTCCTGGTTGCACTATACTGACCTTAGATGTGCTAATGGTACACAATATGAACACAAATTGATAGCTGATAACGTTAAATCTCTTATACAACAGCAATTCCCTATCGTTTATAACGCAATGTTCAGTGATAGTCTCAATTCAACAAGCTCTTAACTGCTTAGCACTGTTTATTACTATGTGTACCTCAAATTATCATAATATTAAACAGTGCTTACCTGTTTGGTCCTATTTTCCACAGTATTTTAACGATTATACCTCTTTTGTTATGTCGGAACCTTACGCTAACGAGCAAAGGCTCCTTAAAAAATGACATAAATTTGTGAACCCATATATCATATAAGTATTACTTATAAAACCCCCATAGGGGTATAAAATATACTAATCGTTGCCGCTCGCTTCGCTCGCTTCTGCAATAATGTTCATTATGTGCAAACATTTGGCGCAATTAGCGAGCGCGTAGCGCGAGCGATGACGCTGCTAAATAATATTTAACGTGGTACACGGATACGTGTAAATATCGCACAACATCTGTTGCGCCAGTTAACGTACTGTCTACTACCCATTGACTTTGGTTGTACACTGTGCCATACTATATGTATACCAAACGGAGAGACAATGCGACAGATTGAACGTGACATGATCAGTGCAATCAAGTTGGGAAAGTGTTGGCATAAGGCAAATACTGAGGTATACACTAACGACAACAATGCATCACTTGTGTATCTTCACGGCAATCACATTGCGACAGTGACTGATAACAACGTCAGAGTATTTGATGGTGGATGGCGTACTAACACGACTAAATCTCGTCTCAATGTTATCATCAATGAATTCTGTGATGCATTAACTGATGGTGTATTTCAGAAAGATTATCAATGGTTTATCAAAGATAACAACGAGGTTGTTGAGTTTGAGTCAGGATATGTGTTCAAGTAATAGGAGATAACAAAATGAAAACAGAGTACACACTACCAACTGAACTTGCCAGCGGTTTGATTAATAATGACTGGAGTTTTTTAGATTACATTAATGATATTGAGTACAATAAAATCATCGATCAATTCTTATCTGATTTAGATGATGAGGGTTTGTTTTGTTATGAAATAAAGGATGATAATCGTTTTGAAAAGTATCATGACTTAGCAAACTATGGTGTATTAGCATGTGATTGTTCAACATTTATTTTTAACTAAATGAGATTAAAAGAAACCACATTCACACTTCACGATAAACCAATGCGTACACTATTATGGTGTGATGTACAGAAGCGTGCTAAACGAAACAAACCAGCAAAACTAAATGGTATTATTGTAACTAACACAATCGAGGTATTTCATGAACTCTAAGCAACAACAAATCGATGAAACTGTTGATGTTATGTGGTACAGTGGTATGAATGATTGCTATGAAAATGACATGTGGTTTTATATGATTGCAGATTACTTAGATGGTATTACTGGAGAGTGTGACAGTTGGCAAAGTGCACACTAACCGTTGACTTCCCACCGATTCTATGCCATACTGTAAGCATGAACAAACAACCATTCCGTTTCGTCTTAACTCGCACCGCTAACGGTGTATCCAAAGATTTCGATTACTACACTGCACAGTATGATGCAGAGCGTGCGCTACAACGTGCGCGTATGTCTAATGGTAACTACCAATACCACATGACACGTGAGGAACTGTCTACTACCGCTTGACTTTCACTCCATTCTCTGCCATACTAACTAAGTACTCAATCAATCACACTATGCTTTCTAATCCACTCAACAAAGCGTTTGTTATCATTCGTTCTTCATCCTTCATTGATTACATCATTGTTAATCCTTGGTGTGGTTGGTGTACTGTGTACTACAAGAACACTAACAAGAGTGTTAAGCGTTATGCTTACAACAATGTTAGTCGTCGTGCTATCCTTAAACTATTGTTAGAAGATACAATCAGTCTCGGTTCGTGGGTTAACAAGTATTGTCTAGCTTATGATAGTAAGTGTGCAGACAACTTCGATGCTAATCCTCTCACTCTTCAATCTGCTGCTTGATTATGTCTAGTATCACATACACACGTGTACAACTCATCGACGCATTGTGTCATGAGTATGACTATCTTTGCCATGACGACTTCGATCCTGACGTTGACATGTCACCTGCTGACTATCGTGCTTCGTTAGATGTATTGTCTTATGATCAGCTAGTTGCTGACACTGACACCGACGACGGTTACACTCTCGACGAGTTCATCGCTAACCATAGTTGATGCTTACCTCTAGCCACTTCGGTGGTTAGATGTAGGTTTCACACCCTACTTATTCACTCTATTGTTTTATTATGTTCTTCACACCTTCTGCGCGTAACAGCATAAAGTCTTCTGCAATCAAGAATCTTGAAGTAAACCAAGCAACAAATCAAGCATTGGTAACGTTCAACAATAACAGGCAGTATCTATACAGCAATGTTAGCGAAGATGGTATGTTCGATGTTATCTTTGGCAATGTCAAATCATTCGGTAAGTGGGTTAACGAGTACTGCCTCAATGACACCGATGTTTCTTCTTTCACTCTTGCTTGATTAACTAACTTGTCACTCATCAAACAACACATTCACACAACTATGATTGCACCAACTCTTTCACGCTACGAAGAAGCCATCTCCAAAGTTATTGACTCTGAGTCAGTTACTGACATTGAGCAATTCATGGAGGAGTTGACATCGTACGGTATCACTGACATCGAACAACTCGAAGATGCGTATGCTGGTTGTTATCGTGACGAGGCAACATTCTGTGAAGATTTGATGAGTGATACCTATTCTTCTGAGATGGATGCATTACCTACTTGGGTACAGTATGCCATTGATTGGGAATTAGTGTGGCATCAAACATTAAAATACGATTTCTTTTCTGTGTATTTTGATTCTGAATATTATTTCTTTAATCAAAACTTTTAATTAATTTGTAATTCTTATTACAATCAAATTTAATTAATTTGTAATTTTTATTACAATCTAATCACAATCCGTCGCTATTATTATATTTAGCGGCGGTATTTTTGTCAATCACATTCAACACATTCACACCAGCAAGGACGCAGTTTTTTATGCAATGGGATGAATCAACGATCATCCTTGCCATCATTGGTATGGTAGGATTGTTCTCAACTGCTGTTATTTATCAGCGTTCTAATCGTATCACATCACGTTACTATTCAAAGAAATAATGCTAAAGAAACAACGCCTTAAGACGTGGCGCTATGTCACAACAGACGAGCAGGTGCAGTGGTTACTTGCACCCGATTTGGAGCACGCGTTACACGCTGCTGTTGAATTGTCCGGTGGCTCTTCTAAACTAAAAGATGTTTATCTGGATGACGATGACTGGTAAGAAACCGTATCTACCTAACAACTGGCGCCAATGGAAGGAAGTACCTGATGAGTTTTTATATGCTCCAACCTATGAAGAATTTGTAGATTGGAAACTCAGAGGTTGGGAACTACCCTCCTCTGTTTGTTGTATCATCAGAGAAACTACATCTAAAGGTAAGATCAAAGAGTACACGTATCAGAAACAACATGCTGCTAAAAATAAAGTTAAGCAGTTGATGGCTGATAAGTCTGAGTTTGTCGTATGTACAGATTCTGAATTACAATTTATTACACCACATAACCCAAATGAGTTTAATTTTGATTGATCAATTTGAAGAACTAAGTGAAGCTTACCCAGAGCTAGCACAATGTTACGATTTCACATACACACCAAACAAGGACGCAGGAGACGACTTGATTGCTGATTCCGACTGAACAAGAGTTAGACGAACAAATTCAATTAGAACGTGATGCTATTGCACATGGTCTAAAAAAACTACATAAGAACACCCGAGATTTAGAAAACAAATCTTATGCGTCTGCTAGTGTTTACGGAGCTGCTTCTATTGATACCCTGCTTCCTTTGTTGGTGGCACGTATTGAAGATACTACCGCTAGATTAAAGAAAGGACAAGCGGGTAAATCATTTAAGGAGATACAACAGTATCTTGCTGATGTTGAGCCACTCGCTGCTGCTGCTATAGCACTTAAGGTATGCTTTGATAAGGTATTTAGTCATAAAGACAAATCAAACGTCACTGTAGGCGTTTGTGAAGCTATTGGACTAGCTGTTGAACAGGAGTGCCAGATGAGGCATTATGAAAAGACAGCACCTGGGTTACTGTATAAACTAAAAGAACGTTATTGGCACAGTTCTTCTGGTACACAACAGAAACTAGTTAACATCAGAACATTAATGAACAGGTATGATGTTACGCCTTGGCAGACATGGGGTAGTAAAAATCGTGTTCAACTTGGTGGTTGGTTACTAGACTGCATTATGGAGACTAGTGGTTGGTTTACTAAACACATACATCAGCAAGGACGAAAGAAAATTCAACATATTGTCCCTACTCCAGAATTTATGGAGAAAAAAGATGAGATTATGAAAAATGCTGAATTATTTAGTCCTGTTGCATGGCCTATGCTTATACCTCCAAGAGATTGGAGCAATGAATCATGTGGTGGTTATTTCCTAAATGAGATCATGGCAGGTCATAATTTAGTAAGGCGTGGTAACCCCACATCTATACAGGGAGAAACACCAATCGAATTTTTAAACAAAATTCAGAAGGTGGCTTACCGTTTAAATCCTTTTACAGTAAAGGTAGCGGAAGAACTAGATAGAATGGAACGAGCAATCGGTAAGTTTCTCCCTATTATGCATCATGATCTACCATCTAAACCAATAGATATTGATGTTAATAAAGAGTCAAGACAAGATTATAAACGAAGAGCTAAAGTAGTTCATGATTTACAAGCTCAAGAGTTTAGAAAGTCTTGTAGAACTCGAATGACAATGGAAGCAGTAGCAAGATTTAAAGATAAAGATAAATTTTATTTACCATGGAGTTTTGATTATAGAGGGAGAGCTTATCCTATTCCATCACACTTAACACCACAAGATACTGACTTTGGAAAAAGTCTACTTCGATTTGCTAAAGAAGCAAAGATGAATAAGTATGCTGAGAAATGGTTAGCCTTTCAAGTTGCTACTACTTATGGTCGTGATAAGGATACTATTGAAGATAGATTAAATTGGGTAATAAATAATACTCATATTATTTCTATGGTCGCATGTGATCCAATTCAATACATTCACGAATGGGAAGCTGCTGCAGAACCTTGGCAGTTTTTAGCAGCATGTGATGAATATTATCATTGTGTCTTGATTAAAGATAGAACAACAACAGGTGGAATAGTTGCTACTGATGCTACATGTAGTGGGTTACAAATACTAGCTGGATTAGCTAGAGATAAATCTACTGCTAGTCTAGTAAATGTTATTCCTTCTGATAAACCACAAGATGCTTATGCTGTCGTTGCTAATACTGCTGCTCCTTTCTGCCCTAATTCTATCCGTAATCATATGGATAGAAAGGTAGTCAAAAGGGTAGTCATGACGGTACCCTACAATGCCAAACCTTTCAGCAACCGTGGGTACATTAGAGATGCATTAAAAGAGAAAGGTGTTGAGATTGATAAAGACGATCTAACTAAAACTGTTGTTGCTGTTAGGGATGCAATGGATACTGTTGTTCCTGGTCCTATGGCTGTTATGTCATGGATTGAAAATGAAGTATCTAAAGCTATTGATAAAGGTAAAACAGAACTAAAATGGGTAACACCATCTGGTTTTGTTGTTAACCAACGTCTAATGAAACCTAAAACTATTCAGGTTGAGCTACAATTGCTTGGTCGTTGTAAACTTACTGTTGCTACTGAAGATGGTGACAAGGTAGATAAACAACACCACAAGAACGCAACAGCACCTAATCTTATTCATTCACTTGACGCCTCGCTTTTACATTTTAGTGCATTAGCTTTTTATGCACCGATTGCTCTTATACATGACTCTGTATTGTGTCGTGCTACAGACATGGAATTATTAAGTTCCGTAGTACGAGAAACATACATGCATTTATTTGCAGAGCATAATTATTTACAAGACTTTGCTACTCAAATAGAAGCAGAGACTAATCCACCGATCATTGGAGATCTGGAACCAGAATCCGTGATTGAATCCACTTATTTTTTCTGTTAATGCCACGCAACATCCACAAAACCGAACAGCCTGTAGTCCTGGAAGGCTACCAAGCTGTATTGAAACCAAGTAAGTTTGGTTATTCACTAGCTGCTATTGTCGATCAGTCAATGGCTGATACCCTTGAAGATGACCGTGTTGAGTCACTCAAGTGGGCAGAAGGTAAACTAAAGAACCCTAAGCGTTCAACACTAAAGCCTGAACCATGGGAAGAAGTAGCTGATGGGCAATACAAAGTCAAGTTCAGTTGGAACGAAGAGAACCGTCCACCTGTTGTCGATACGCAAGGCGTACAGATTACAGATGAAGCTACACCTATGTATGCTGGTAGTCGTGTCAAGTTGGCATTCTATCAGAAACCATATATCCTTCGTGATGGAGTCACTTATGGCACGAGTCTTAAACTGGTTGGTGTACAACTGGTGTCTCTTAATAACGGAGCTGGTGTAGACACAGGTGACATGAGTACAGAAGATGTAGTAGCTATGTTTGGTACTACTGAAGGTTTTAAAGCTTCTGAACCTAATATCACACCTAGCAAGGACGTGGAAGAAGAGGACGATTTCTGATGGCATTCCGCTCTGGGCTTGAGGAGAAAGTTGCTGATTTACTTGTCGAGCTTGGAGTTAAGTATGAATACGAAACCGTCAAGATTCCATATGTAATTGAGCATTTGTATTGCCCTGACTTTATCTTACCCAATGGCATACATCTAGAATGTAAAGGCTATTGGGAAGCTGAAGATCGTAGGAAGATTAAGGCAGTTAAACTACTAAACCCTAATCTAGATCTACGTATGGTCTTTCAATCTCCATTTAATAAAATTAGTAAGAAAAGTAAAACCACTTATGCAAAGTGGTGTGACAGACATGACATCCTTTGGACATCATTCAAAAACATCCCCCTTAAATGGCTCATCTGAGTTTATTAGGCATGAGGCATGTAACAATTGTGGTTCATCAGATGGTAATAGTATCTATACTGATGGTCATGGTTATTGTTTTGTGTGTCATGCTTATACTCCAGGTGATGAAGAGCCAATACACATTCATCATACAAATCGCGTGCAGATTAAAGGCTCAGCTGAACGGCTGCAGAAACGAAAAATCTCTCAACAAACTTGTGAAAAATACAAAGTATATCGTGATGGAGACAAGTTAAGGTTTTACTATCACGATCAATCTGGCATTGTCAAAGGTGCTAAGGTTAAAACAAAAGACAAACAGTTTACTTACGAAGGAGACTCACCTGGTACATTCTTTGCCCAATATTTATGGGGTAACAGTGGTAAACGTATTATAATTACAGAAGGTGAGCTAGATTGCGTCTCATATGCAGAATTATTTCCTACTTGGCCTGTTGTGTCACTACCTAGCGGTGCAGCTGGGGCTAAAAAATCAATACAAAAGAATTTAGAATTTCTCCAAGGTTACAAAGAGATTGTACTTTGGTTTGATTCTGATGAACCAGGACAGAAAGCTGCTGAAGAAGCTGCAAGTGTGTTACCACCTGGTAGAGCTTTTATAGCCCGTCTAGAGGCTTACAAAGACCTTTCAGATGCTTTACAAGCTAATGATTACAAAGCTATCGATGATGCATTCTTTAAACGTAGAGAATATCGTCCTGATGGTATTGTAGATGGTAAATCATTACTTGAATTAGTTACTACACCATCACCACCATCAGATCATGACTACCCATTTCAAGGATTACAAGCGAAGCTTCACGGGATCAGGTACGGAGAACTTGTCACTATTACTTCAGGATCTGGACAAGGCAAGTCGTCCGTCTGTAGAGACTTGGCTGCTCACTTGTTATCGAAGGGAGAAAGGGTCGGTTATTTGGCACTTGAAGAGTCAAACCGACGTACTGCTTTAGGGCTTATGTCTCCTATTGTTGGTAAAGCACTACATATGGGTGAACACGATCGTTCAACGTTGACTAAAGCCTATGAAAGAACGCTTGCCAATTGGGATTTATTTTTGTTTGATGGGTTTGGATCTTTTGATCCTGATATCATTTACAATCGTATTGAATATCTTGCTGCAGGTCTTGATACCAAGGTTATCTTTCTCGATCACCTATCAATCTTACTTAGTGGATTAGATGGAGACGAGCGACGTATGATAGACACTACAATGACCCGCCTACGTTCATTAGTTGAGCGAACAGGCATTGCTTTATTTCTTGTGTCGCATCTTAAGCGCACATCATCAGATCAAAATCATGAAGAAGGTGCACGTGTTACACTCGGACAACTTAGAGGAAGTGCGGCAATCGCTCAACTTAGCGATGCAGTTATTGGACTCGAAAGAGATCAGCAGAGTGGATCTAAACACTCTGATACAACTGTTAGAATTCTCAAGAATCGCTACTCTGGGGAAACAGGCGTTGCTTGTCGATTAAATTATGACTTATCTACCTGTAAATTTAATGAAACAACAGAAACAGCAGACTTCAACCCTTCAACAGACTTCTGAATTGAAACGACCTAACCCACCAACAACTCAAGCAATTGCTAGAGCACAATTTGTAGATAAGACATACAAATGGTCCGGTAGGTAATGCTCATCTTTGATTTAGAAACTGACGGATTACTCTGTGATGTTACCAAGATCCACTGTCTTTGTATTTATGATACAGAAACTGATCAAACAATGGTTTATAATGATCAAGCTTTTAAACATGCAACAGATAAACAAGCTGCTGAACCGATTATTAGAGGTATTCAGTATCTGGAAGACGCTGAGTGTATTGTTGGTCATAACATTATTGGGTACGATCTTGCTATCATTAATAAATTATACCCATGGTTTAGACGTATTGGTGATTGCTTGGATACTCTTTTGCTCAGTCGTTTGTATCATCCAAACTTACTAGACATAGATAAAAAACGTGTCTGGAAAAATATGCCTTTAAAATTATATGGTAGACATTCACTTGAAGCTTATGGTTATCGTCTAGATGAAAATAAAGGTACATTTGGAAAAGATACAGATTGGAAGGAATGGTCACAAGAAATGCAAGATTACATGATACAAGACGTTGTTGTTACTAACAAACTTTGGAAACATTTTCAACCATACCTGAATGGATTAAATTAGAACATGAGTCTGCCGAAATCCTTACAAAACAGGAACTACATGGATGGTATTTTGATGAACGCTCTGCATGGGAACTTGCATCTACTCTCAGACGAGAGCTTGAGCAAACTTATCAATTACTACGTGACAGGCACCCTTACGTTGCAGGATCAATATTTACTCCTAAGAGAAATAATCGGACCCAAGGCTATGTCAAAGACGCTCCATTCACACGCTTAAAAGAATTAAATCCAACATCACGCGATCACATCTCATGGATATTGCAAACATTCTGTGGTTGGATTCCAACTCAGAAGACAACTACTGGGAAACCAGTTATCGACGAAGTTATTCTGACCGAGATTGGATCTCCGATTGCTATGCAGTTTGCGAGATGTTTGACGGTAACGAAAATGCTTGGGATGATCTCCGAAGGCGCGAACGCATGGCTCAAGCTATCTACGAATGCTAGTCGAATACATCACCATTGTTCAGTAGCTACTGCAACATTTCGTCAAGCTCATCGTAACCCCAACTTATCTCAAGTTCCAAGTGATTCTAGATTTAGGCAGCTATTTACTGCCAGCCCTGGTTTAGTAATGGTTGGGGCTGATTTGGCAGGGATCGAACTCAGAATGCTTTCGCATTTCCTCGCCAGGTATGATGACGGACGTTATGCTGACATCCTACTAAATGGTGACATCCATCAAGTCAATGCTGATAAGATAGGTATCAGTCGAAAACAAGTAAAGACGGTAACCTACGCCATGCTATATGGGGCGGGCAATGAAAAAATTGGACACAGCTATGACAAACTTCTTTCATCCTCGGCAGCAAAGAAAAAAGGACAAGAGATCAGAGAAGCATATGTTGATGCAATTGAAGGACTCGGTGATCTCCTGGATGCAATTAAGAAAGCTTCAGAACGTGGATACCTCAAAGCTATCGATGACCGAAAAATTATCGTGGATTCACCGCATAAAGCGTTGAATTATTGCTTGCAAGGTAATTCTGCAATCTTGGCTAAACGTTGGATGATTATTAACCAACATAATATTAAACAACTAAAACTATGCTGTTCACAACTAGCATTTGTTCATGACGAATTACAATTCGAGTGTTCTCCCGAACACGCCACAGACTTATGTTCATCCTTGGTACTTAGCAGTACAGAAGCTGGTGAATACTACAACATCAGGTGTCGAATTGACGCCGACGCAACTACAGGAACCAACTGGAGCCAAACCCACTAATGCTTTACTCAAAGAAAAACGAACAGGAGATTAAATCTACTAAGAAAAAAACAACCCAAGGTCAAAGTAAATTATCTAAACCAAAAGGTAATCGCAAGCTAAGTAGAGGTCAAGGTAAATGACTACTCTACTGATCGATGCTGATTACATTGTTTACAAAGCATGTGCATCGGCTGAGTATGACATTGATTGGGGTGATGATGTAATCATGGTCGGCAGTAGATTTAGTGAAGCATATACTAATGTTATTAGAGAACTTAATAAAATTAAATCAGTTTTCTTCGATCCAGATGTTATCCTGTTCTTTAGTGATGCTGTTAATTTTCGTAAATCAGTTGAAAAATCTTACAAAGGTCACAGAAATCGAAAGAAACCATGTGGATACAGACGAGTAATTTATAAATTACATGATCACTATCGTGTTATAAGAATGCCACAACTAGAGGCAGATGATGCAATGGGTATTTATGCAACATCAAATGATGAATGTGTAATTGTTTCGCCGGACAAGGATATGAAACAAATACCTGGTACTCTCTACAATCTAGATGAAACCTTTACAATAGATAAACAATCTGGTTGGGAATGGTTTATTATTCAAACTCTTGCTGGTGACAGCACAGATGGTTACTCAGGCGCCCCCGGATTCGGTGTAAAAACTAGCGTAAAATTTTTTTCTGAACATGGCTACACTTGGGATAGCGTTGTAAAAGCTTTTGAGTCTAAAGGTCTTACAAGTAACGAAGCACTACTCAATGCACGATTAGCTAAGATACTAACTGCTGACGATTATGACTTCAAAGAGAACAGACCCATCTTATGGACTCCCACCAATGCCAATGACTGAAATAACTCTAGAACAAGAGTTTAAACTAAAAAGAATGGAGGAGCTGTTAAAGCGGTGTCCTCCTGATCAGATGATTGAGTTGTTTCTGCAACTACAAAAAACTAACTTTATTTTAACCAACAACGTAGGACAATTATTAGCACAATGGCGCATTTCTCCCCTGCCTACTACACACGAGGATCAATTGAATGCTGGGACGCAATCAGAGACTGGGAATTAAACTATCATCTTGGCTGTGCAGTTAAATATATTTGCCGAGCCGGTTACAAAGATGCTAACACGAAAGCGTCTGACCTTGAAAAGGCTATCCACTATCTTGAAAATGAACTTAACAACACAACATCTACAAAAACAATCACTTTCGGACCAAGCAATTCAGTTTCGGACAGCATATGGAATACAGAACTCCACGGGGAGCCGGACTATGCAACGGGATTTGATCGTTGAAGAGTTCAAAGAATTTATGTATGCAGCAACAGAAGAAGGTTATGCAGATGAATTAAAAGAGTTAGCAGATCTTGTGTATGTCTGCTTTCAATATGCAGAGAACATGGAATGGGATCTAGAGGAAGCATTGGACCGTGTTCATAAATCAAATTTATCCAAGCTTGGTCTTGATAATAAACCTATCCGACGGTCCGATGGTAAGGTTATGAAAGGACCAAATTATCAACCACCTAATCTACAAGACTTAGTTAAATGAGCGAATTAATTTCTAGAACTGGACGTGTTCAGGCATGGATTGATGATCCATCTGGTCGTCTCCCGGTGTCGTGCACCGTTATGAATGTTGAAAATGAACTTGAAGGACCAAACGGAATTGAAGCCAGCTGGAGGTTCTCTAGCCATGCTCTACGCCGAGGCGCAGGAGTTGCAATCCATCTATCAGAACTTGACCCACGAGGCTTCGAGAGAGACTCTGGCGTCATTGCGAGTGGTCCTGTATCATTTGGACGAATCTATTCGGCTCTTAACGAAACTCTCAGGAGGGGTGGAAAATACAAAAATGGTGCAATAGTTTTGCATATTGACGCAGAACATGCTGACTTAGAGGAATTTATTACAACACCACGTGATGTACTACCTTGGGTTAAACGTTGCGTTAACATCACACGAGAATGGTGGGATAATATGTCAACAGAGCTACGAGACTTGTTAATTCAAGGTATAAAAGCTGGTGACATTTGGTTGAACAAAGTTAAGTACCAAGGAACACAACGTATCCGTGGTAATGTTTGTCTGGAAGTATATTTACCTAGTCGTGGAACTTGTCTTTTACAACACGTGAACTTGGGGGCATGTAGTT